GCTACAGGATCTCCATCATGAAATATTTTCTTACCAGTTATCATTTTTTCAAATTCACATATTGGTGTATTCATTTCTGGAAAACTTTGTGGAAATGGTCTTACGTTAACTCCCCTTTCTTGTAATGAAATAACTACATGAGTTGCTCTCCACGGGTCATAAGCAAGGCTTCTTATGTTGTATTTTTGGAATAAAAGGTATATATCGTTAATAATAACGTCATTATCTACAATATTACCATTTGTTACCTTTATACTACCATTTAAAGCCCAATCCATATAGGGAACTCCATCTCTAAGACTTCTTTCCTTTACATTTTCTTCTGGAATCCAATATTTCCATATAACAAAGGCAGGTTTATTGTCAAATTCTGGAAAAAACAAACAAAAAGCACTAATATCTATAGTTTGAGCCAAATCTAATCCACCAAATGCCGGTCTGTTTAGTAAAAAATCATCTTTAATCTTCATTTCGCACTCATTCCACATATTCTCATTAATCCATGTAGCGTGAGTATTTGTCCAGTAGTTAAGATTTTTAGTCATAAAGCCAATTTGCTTGGCTGCACCTTCATTTATGGCTTTTGTATATTGATCTTGCAAATAACCCATGCCAATAGTAACATTCATAGATGGATTTGATTTAACCCATACATCACTATTTTGCCAATCATCATCCTCATCTAAAGAAAATATTAATGGAAAAACTGCATCATCGTGTTTATGTCCTTTAATTATATCTAAACACACTTTCCTTAATTGATAACAGGGACTTTCCTTGTTAAATCCAGCTGTAGTAGTAATTAAGATTAAAGGCTGACTTCTACTACCAATACCACTTTCCATAATTTCCAGTACTGATGAATCTGGATGTGCGTGAAATTCGTCAACTATAGCTACATGAGGATTTAATCCATCTAGTGTTTTAGCATCAGAAGATACAGGAATCATTTTTGAATTAGAAGTCGTAGAGTAAATTGAGTGCGCTCTGACTTGAACCATCTTATTTACTGCTAAACTATCCTTCTTTAAATAATCTAAAATTACTTTTGCAGCATCCCAACATATACGAGCCTGATCGCGAGTAGTGGCAGCCGTATAAATTTCAGCTCCTTTTTCCTGATCAAGAATAAAACAAGCCACCGCAGTAAGGGCAGCTGTTTCCGTTTTAGCGTTTTTTCTTGATATTTCTAAGTAAACCTTTCTAAATCTACGTTTTTTATCAATTTTACGCTTCCACCCAAATATCATAGCCCAAAAGAACTCCTGCCAGGGCATGACATTCACATTCATAGCAGCGTACTCCCCTTTTGTTAATCTACACACCTTCATGAAGGAAATATAGGTTTCAGCTGCCTTTTGGTCATAATAATAAGGATAATTAGCACTTTCTGACTTTTTAAGGTCGTCATAGTGCCTTTGAATAGCTAATCTAGCATACTCCCCAATCAATTCACTCTCTAAATCAAACATTAGGCGTTTTTAATTAGCTTCATAATAGGATCTTCTTCTTTCTTATCAGCACGATTAAAGTATTCCAGTTTCAACCTAGCCTTCGGATCAAGTCCAAACCTATCAGACATATCATTATAAATTTCAACCGACTGTTTAAACATTGTCCACTCTGGACTAATTTGTTGTACTCCATTAGGATAAACCACTACACCATCATTTTTTAAGATATTATTGGCTGCATGTTGGATGACAGTTAGTAACCTAGCCAACATATTGATAGCAATTATATCAACATTGTAACTTGCATCAGCAGATTCAAGATGCTTTTTTACCAATTCAACTGTATTTTGCTCCTCATTAGTCAAATCAAATGGATTATGGGCAATTATTTGTTGTGGTGTAATTCTTTTAACTCTACTAGGTTTCAAAGTACCTTGTAAGTCTTTTAACTTCTCTGTTTTCATTTTAATTTACTTTTTTGTTTATAATAGCTTTTATTATATCCTCTTTGGAGGCAGGAAGGTAATATCCATCAGAACTTGCCATTCTTGCCGGTAAAAAGCCTCTACCTTCCATATTACTCTTTACATTATGACACCTTTTACATAAAGTAAACAAATTTCTTTCATCGTATGGATGTCCACCATCTAAAATTCTAATAACGTGGTCAGCAATACCATTGTTGTTTCCATCGGAGCAATCGGTATAAATGCCTTTAGCTTCACAAACCTCACACATCGGTTTCCTGGTTTTCTGTAAATGTCTTAATCGTTTCCATAAAGGAGTTCCATAAAACTTATTTTCTTCATTATTCTGGTGAGGTTTCCTCTTAATAGGATTCTCAAACCGACGGTATGATTTATTGTTCAATATTGGCATATCACAAAAGTACAATTATTTTTTTATACCCACTATTGATATTTTTGGATTGATTCGAGATTGAGCGCGCCCGACAATGGTATTTCGCGTCAAAAACGGTCAACCCCTCCCCCCAGGTCGTGAAATCCTACTTCTCCCATAGGATTTGTCGAATTTTGCCCAAAAATGCGTCTTTTTGCCATTTTTCGGCATTTTTTGGCATTTTTTGCTTGAATCCAGGGTAAAACGACGTAAAAATAATAATATAACCCTATAGATATTTGTTTTATATCCTTTCTTTTGCAGCTGATAATAAAACATAATAGACATAATCAATATAAATACCTTTTATCTTTCTTTTATCCTTTATGCTGATATATAAAGCGGTTTATTTAATATTTATATAAATTTGATATAAACGCTATATTTTAGTTTTAAGCTACTTTTATATTAATGTAGTGCTATACCTTATATTTTATTTATCGTTTGTTATATGTCAAATATGTGACAAATTTATTAACCTATTTATCTGGAAACAAAAAAAATATCCGGTTAAAATTAATTAACCGGATAACATATAAAAGTAGATTAGACTACAGAAAGAAAGATATAAATAAAAAAGGCTGATAAAATTAATTATCAGCCTTAAAACTACTTTCCTATACTTTGCTTAATAAACCTCTAAGAAATAATCGAGTACATAATAATGATCATAATACTCATAATTTTGTTTTGTTGTTCGCTGGAACTGTTTTTATTGGTTCCAATATGTAAATAAAATCTTTCTACCTTTTTTTATTTTAAATAAGAATTCCGAACCATAGTCACATGAATATCTTATAGCTAAAATTTGGGCATCTCTTAAATCTTTGCATTCATCTATTATCGAGATACCATAAATAGATTTAGAAATAATTTGGTACATTTTTTTAGTTTTTGACTGTTTAGAAATTTGTTTACTTTTTTTCAATTTTACCTTTTAATCCATAATATAGAACCACTAGAACACAAACATAAAATAGGATAATAGGGTAAAATAATAAACCTATGAGTAGGTAGAAAATAATTTTCTCTAATAACATTCTTTTAGTTTTGAGTTGAAAAATAAAAGTAGCCGGTTTTTAGGCCGACTACAAATTTTAGTTTAATCTTCGGTTTCTTCTTCTTCTTCTTCTTCGCCGTTCAAATAGTTTAACGCTTCTTCATAAGTATCAAATATTTCTTCATTACCATTTCTGTAATTAGTCACCAAAAAATCAACACCACGACCAAAAGCGGAAATAATAGAAATACCATTTTCTAAAGCTAGAAAAACATAACCGGAATTAGTATTGAATCCTATATGTTCAATTTCCAATTTTCTAGTCTCATAATCAGAATTATAAGCGTCTAGGACATTAATAAAACTTTGTAGGTCTGCAGATCCTAATGAATTGATAAAATTTGTTGTTTCCATTTTTTTTTGTTGTTTTGACTGTTTAAAAAAAGTTTGTTTGTTGTTTATAAATTATTCAAATCCAGGGTTAAATTTTCTTCGCTTTCTTCTACTATAATTGGCATAACCAAAAATTTAAAATCATTAGAAAGATCCAAATTATATAATATTTTAGCTATTTCATTGCCATTACGCGTAAATGTTAAATACTCATAATTACCCTTTATTTTTTGGTGTAAATCAATAGCTCTTATAAGTAGGTCTAAGTTTATGAATGCTTTATTTTCTAAACAAGATAGCTTAATAGGAAATTTTACAATTTTCAACTTTTTAGCTATTTTATTTAAAGTTTTAAGGCCATTAAATAATAATGGATTAATTGAAAAATAAGGGTAATCTAAATAATTTTCAGTAGGGTAAACGGCCTTATAATTAGGGTATTTAGCATCTAAATCTTGGTTCAAAATATCGCCGTATTTATCTAGTTTAAAGCTATTTTCAGTATATTTTATTAAATAGGATAAATCATTATTTTTTAAAAAACCCTCTACATTTTCCGCAATATCTGAAATAGGTAATTTTTTTAATGGTAAAATAGTTAAAATATACGCATCTGTAGAAACTAAATTACTTTGTTCCTTATCATAATATACGGCATTCATTTGAGGTCTTAATTGATCCTTAGAACATACATTTTTCAGAAGATACTTAACAAGTTCGTCAAATGTACATAATTTCCTTTTATACCTTTTTTGTGCTGCAATTTCCGATTGCACTGTAGATAATAAAAAATCTTTAGAAAATTTAATTAGCTCGGTTTTTAATTCGTCTTGATCGTAATTTTCTAGTAAATAATCTAAGTACCTTCTATCAGATACATTATTAGCTAATTTACCTAATGCGTAGCTAATTGGGTTAATTTCGGTTAAAATTGTTGTTTCCATTTTTTTTTGTTTTTGACTGTTTGAAAATTAGGCCGGTTTTTTACGCCGGCCGGTTTGATTTTTTACGCAAAATATTCTGTAAATTCTTTACGCCAAATTTTTAACTCATCAATAAATAAAGACTGTAAATAATCTAAATCAATTAACATAAATTTAGGATTATTAAAAAAAGAGTTCCATAATTTTTCATCTCTTAAAATTAATCTTTCTACATTTTTAATCCTACAATCAGTTTCAAAATAGGCATTAAATAAATCATCTAAATTAATGTCGATGAATTCAAGTGTTGCAATTTTTTGTGTTGTTGTCATTTTTTTTTGTTTTTGACTGTTAAAAAATAAAATTGATAGGCAAATTTACATATAATTTTTATAAATGCAAATATTTTTTAATTTTTTTTTATCATTATTTTTTAACCTACAGAACGACGGCCCAAAAATTTTAATCAGATCAATTTTAAAAAATTTAAGTCCAGGGAAGAAAATTAACCCTACCTTTTTGATAGGATATTTTAATCCTACAATTTTGATAGAACTTTTTTAATTCTATAAATTTAGTAGGACAAATTAACCCTACCTTTTTTATAGGAATTTTTTAGGATCCTCAAGATCTGGGAAGGCCCAAAATTAACCCTACTAATCCTATAGGACAAATAAACCCTACCAATTTAGTAGGATTTCTGAAAAACGCTTGGATCTGGCTGGGCTGGATTTTTTGACCTCAATTCAGAGATCCTTCCAGTTTCCGGTTAACCAAGCGTCATTCCCGATTTTAAATCGCCTAGAAAAAATTTTTTTTTCGGCCGACCGACCCGACCGCGGCCGCCGCCGACCGATTGTCTGTTCGAGCCGAGGCAAGATTGATAAATTATTTATTTAATTTATTTTTAAATTTTTTTTGAGTTTTTTTTGTCATCATTTTGTTGGCTTCAACGAAATGGTTTTGCACTTTATTTATTGGCATTTTGTCATAGTTTTTTCTTTATATTATAGCAACTATATTACCT